TGTCAGCCACATAGTCAGCAATGCTGCCGGTCTTCACAGCCATCTGACCTTCTGGCCCAAGCGCTGATGACATCTGCACCCACTGCATGATTTTTTCTATATCGCCCATGTTCTGTGCTTGTGCAATAGGGCTGACGGGTGTGACCTTTACCTCTAGCCCATTGACACGCAGTGGCATCTCAATCAGGCCGCGCTCATCCATAATGTATAAGATACGCGCCACCAGCGGCACCATAGTTTCTGTTATGAGGCGACCAAAGGCAGACCCAAGGTTCTGGGCCAGTTCCTTCATGCGCTCTGCAATCTCTGTGGCAGACCGGGCCGACATATTGTCAGGCGGCAGTGTGTCGTCCAGCAAGATCTTTTTGACGTTCATACGCAGGTCATTGATCACGATCTGCGACACATTGAAATCACCAGAACGCGGCATCTGGCGTAGGCTTTCGCCTTGTGGGCCACCGTTACGCGCAACCGGAATAATGGCACCCGGCGCAATGCGGATATTTTGCGGGTTTAAAACGCCGTCATCAGCCGCTGTATAAACGCCGGCAATAGACAGGCTGGCATTCTTTAACAGCAACTCCAGCGTCTTATTTAGCGTCTTAATGTCAGGGATAGCTGTGACCAGTGGCCCGCGGCCATATACCTCACCTGCCACCTTCATGTAACGCGCCACAATCCAAGGCGATGACTTCATGCGGCGCATCAATAGTTCTGCTTTACCAGCCGACCAAATAACGTGATAACAGAAATCACCCTTTTCTGGGTCATACAATGTGGCTTCAATAAGGTCAATTTCTTCGGTGGGCTTATCATCAATTAAGCGCTGTAACTTTTCTGGGATTTGCGCATCTTGCCAATGCTGCGTAATGGCCTCGCCTTTAAGGCGCATACGGCGATAGACATTATCAACCCTGCCATGCGCACCCTCTTCGATGCTGACCAGATACTGTGGCACAGCGGTAAAGCGAATGGGTGTCATATCATCGCCGGGCTGCACCAGCATAACGGCGGTGCCAACGGCTAGATCAAGCAAAAATTCACCCATAGCCAAATCAAAATTAGACTGCCGCAACAGGCTAAACATAGTTTCGCCATACATATCCAGCGCCATCTGTGCTTCGATTTGGCGGTCTTGTGGAATGTCTGGCCCCGGCTCTAGGCGGCACCAAGGCGCGTATGGGGGGAACAGGCCAGACTGAATACGGTTTGCAAAGCGCTGTGTCGCATTTATGGCGGTACTGTCAAACACCCGCACCATTTTGTTTTGGCCTGGTGCGCCACCACCCTCATAGAAACCATCGTACAAATTGCGCTGTGGCAATCCAAACTCATAGCAGTCTTCGTAAATCTGACGCCAATTATCTTTGCGGCGCTGGGCCAACTCATGCCTTTTGATTATTTGCTCAACGCTATGCATTAGATTTGTTCCTTTTGCTTATGGCTGCCGCTTTCGATTTGGCGTCTGATTTTGAACTAGCGCCCCAAGCCTGAAGCGATAAAAGCAAGCGGGTTGGTTTGCCCTTTTCATCGCGTTCCGGCCCCGGCATACCACCCATCCGCGCCAAGAACGATGCGCGGCGTGGGTTGTCGCCAGACTTTACGGGCGCCTTTAGGTTCATCCCCTCGGCCTTTGCAGATGCGCGGCCCTTGGCGTTCAAACCGCCCTTTGGGTTTTTGCCCTCAGATCTCTGCCAAGCCGGACTAGCCACGGGCCGCCCTCATATTGTCGATCAAATTAGGGTATGGACGACCAGCCTTCTTGGCCGCCCTCATGGCGTTGCGCTTTTTAGCCGGGCTAAGTTGCTTGGGCTTATCCAAATCTTTTGGGCGTTTTTTATCCCAGACCTGCTTATCCATATTTCTTTTCCTTACCAGCCTTTTGCATTGCAATAGCAATAGCCTGCTTTAGTGGCCTACCCTCGCGCCGCAAAGTCGAAATGTTTTTGCTGACGGCCTTCTTAGATTTACCTTTAGCCAACGGCATCAGTTACCCCAAAAAAGACATTTTAGATAACAACGACCTTTTGCCTAAACGCCGCGCCGCCTCTGTTTCTTTTGCTAGTGCAGTGCGTATAACCTCTTTTCCACCAAGATCAGTCGGGGCTGCTATTTCTTGTTGTGCAAGCGCCGCAGCCTTTCTTTGTTTTTCCGCTTGGATCTCATCTTCATTATCTTTTTCTGGGCGCTCTGCATATGGGTCACGGCCCGTCAGTCTGCCGTACTCATCACGCACACCAACAACCTTGTCTTGAAACATAATCTTTTGTGATCCGGGTTGGGCTGCAACTTTTGCTATTTGTGATTGCGTAAATTTAGAAATTGGCTGCGCCATCACCATGGCAATAGGCGTTGTCGCAATGCCTATCAGGCTCTCAATAAGGCTGGACTGCTTTTTAGCACCGCCGCCAACCTTGCCACCCTTGCCAACTACACCACCGGCAAATCCAGCAGTTGACTTGGCACCCATGCCAGCAGGGCCAGCAGCACCGGGGCCGCTCTTGGATGGACCACCAAATCCCTCCATTGATTTAGACCCCATTCCAGCAGGCCCACCAGCACCTTTAGCCATCTGTACCTCCAAGTGTTGTTTGCGAATCTTCAATGCCGGTTTCCGGCGTCTTTCTCAAAGTGGAAAGTAATGGGCGCTTTGCGCCATACTGTTTTGATTTCATCATCGCAGCCAGTTTCATTTTCTTTTGCTTTTCTTCGGCCTCAAGCATCGCCGCTTGGCGCTCTTGCGCGGCGACCAGTTCTGGATCAGGCGCGGGCGGCGTTGGGGTTTTAATCAAACTGCTCAATTGTAATACCTCGCGTACATCCGATAGTCAGCGCCATCAGGGCCATAATTCCTAAGTAATCCTTCTGGCGCAAATTGTAACGCATCTGCCCACCTTATGGCAAGGTCATTGTCCATGTTCACGGTCAACTGCAACCTATGCAATACCAGTTCGGTAGCAATCAGGTTGAAATAGCGGTAGGCACCCCTAGTAAGTGATACAGGCGCGGTATTAACGTGGTCTGTTGTCAACATCCAGCCCTCGCCGACACCCGGCCATAACTCATTAACGCCAAAACAGCAGGCAATCTTGCCGCGCAGCATCGCCGTACAAGCGATGCCGGCGGCAGCCGCCACCTGCAAATGGTGTTTATAATTTGGTATTAGGTCAATGTACTGCCGGTCTATGGGGCGCAAATCAGCCATGTAGGCGTGGCCCCAATGAAACGGCACAATAGAAACCCCGCCATTACTGCAAAGGCCATGACGCCAATTAGAAGATGTCGAAATCTGCATTTGCCGTCAGCATCTTAAACTGTTTACTAAACTGGCTGTTTCGCGTAATGCTCCGCACCTCGCCAGCGCCAAGCATCAAATAGCCAAACGCATCGCCAACGTGTGAGTGTTCATTCTTATTCGGCGCATCCCTAAAGCGCTCATACCCGGCACCAACCGCAACACGCTTAAAGTGGTAGCCACCAGCAAGCGATTTGCGGGTGCGGGTGCATTTGCTGCTAACAGTCAAGCCAGCCTTGCCGTCAATCATGCGGTTCATCGGCATTGCCCCGGCCTCGCGCCGAACCTTAAAATCGTTTGTGCTAGTGGGCCTCGCGTGTAATCCCATCGTCTTTAAATGCTCAAACGCCGTCACCTCAAATATCTCATCGCGCTTGACGCCTGCCGGGTCACCCCAGACCAATACGTCAGACTTTGGAAACATCGTCTGAATATCAGCCAGCAAGTGATGGCAGAACCTCTCAAGGCCCATATCAAACGCCACCAGTTCATGCACAACATTCCATTTGCCATTCTGCATTTTTTGCCCAAACACAGCCGCAGGGGTCAAACCAAAGTCAAGGCCGATATGAACGGGCCAGCCGGGTTCTATCTCAACATCGCCTGACATGACGCTATCAGAAAACTCAGGCCAGACCGGCTTGCCATCCTGAACATAAACGTACTGCGCACCAGCGTAACACTGTATCCAATCAATAGTCTTGCCAGCCAATTGCTGTTCATAATACCCCGGCGGCAGATTGTTGATGTTCTCAGCCTTGGGGTTGTTGATCCAATACTTGCCAGCAGAAAAAATATTACCCTCATGTTCTGCCGTACCCTCAATGACGCCGCCGGGCTGCTTGTAAAACTTCCACGGGTACTTGCCCCTGATAGGGTTTTTCTCCGCTAGGTTCGGCCACCAGTGGTCACTGTCCATCGGGTTGGTACTCATCCACACGCCGCGCCAAGTGCAACCAGCATTGGCCTTGGTGGGGTAACGTCCGACACGCGATGTCAGGCCGTCAACCACCGCCTTTGGCAACTCACGCGCCTCATCTATGAAGCCCCCTGTCAATTCCAAAGATAAAAGTTTTCGCACATCGCGGGGCTGATCTAGCGCCAGAAATATCACCTCGCAGTCGATGCCAGCGGCACCGTCTCTAGGCGGCAGTTTTATGTGGTGCGTGATCGGCGGTGACCAGCGCATCGGCCCCCACACATTTTCCGGGAAGATCTCTTGCCACGTCTTGATCGTGGTAGTCCTCAGTTCCGGGTAACTGTTTCGGATAACTGCAAATCGAGTATATCTGATCCCATCTATCGGCGAAGGCTCCTGCTTCACAGCCCTCAACATCACTTCCGCTAATGAAGCAAATGTCTTGCCAGAGCCTACCGGCCCCATCAAGCCACGCACGAAACTGTCGTCTTGTAAAAATTGCCATACTGTTGGACTTTGCGAAAAATCAAGGTTTAAACCAGCAAGCGCCTCAGTTGTCGGCTGCTTGCGGCGGCGGGGGGATTTATCAGTTGCACGTTGTGATCTGGGCATCAGTCATTATCCGGGCTAAACAATATAGTAGTCACGGTGTCCATATCAGCCGCACCAACCTCAATCATCGGGCCATCACAAACGTGGCAAACAACCGCCTCACTGCGATCAGCAACCCGGCCATGCGTGTCACTCTCACACCAACCACAAATCACGCTCGTTTTAAAAAATCGAACTGACTGGAAATCTTTAATATTAATCACTTCCGCTGTCATCGTCATCAATCTCCACTATGCTAGTTGTCGGCCCGGTAATGTTGATGCCAATCATACTAGGCTTCATGTTGTCGCTGTTCGGCTCTAGCAGGCCGCGATGCTTCGCCAAAAGACGCAGCGCCGACAGCTTATCATGCATCTCAACCTCAATTGTGTTGCCCCACTGGTTTGGCGTGACCTTCACCTTTTTAATTGCACGTTTGGCGCGTTCCGACAACTGATCGCTGGGCGTCAGTGTGACGCGGCCCATATCGTCCCACTGAATGACATCAGTCGCCTCACCAGCGCCAATGGCCTCTAGTTCCTGCACAACCGCTTCGCGCCTCGCCTCATCGCTTGAGGCAAGGGCGGCGCGTTGTTGCCTAATCGTTGGCGATTTGTTGTCTGACATGAAGGCACTCCGATCCTGTTGCGGCATAACCAGCCAGATCCACCCAGCTATCTTGATGATCCGGCGTTGCGGCCAGCCGCGCTAATTTAAGCCCGGCCATCATAATAGCAACGTGTTCTGGCTCAATCTGTATGCCAATAAGCGCCGTCCAGATAATAGCGATGCGCTCGTGATTGTCCCATACGCTGCCATACGCCTCGCCGCGATCAGCAACCGTGGCCTTGGCTGCATCTAATAACTCATTTCTGTTCATTGGTTGTCACCCTTATAATCAACTATTTTCAAATTACACGCACAACACTTGTATTCGTCCTTATGCGCCTCACTGCGTACCCTATTGATCGTGCATCTGCAACGGGGGCACTGGCTGTTGTCAAGCCGCCGCTGAAATGTTCCATCACCCTCGTAAAAATTATCAGTCATTTTGTTATACTCCCATCACCACCACAACGATAGCACAATGTCCACTGTACGCAACCATACCCGTCTGGCTCCCGTATCCAACCATCATCGCAGTCGGCGCAGGGAATTGCAGGAAAATTTTGTGTGACACCCCCACCTATAGAGGAGGAGGGGCGGGGGGCAAGGGGTGCCTCTCCGCTGGCGGCCAGACCGGCGCCCCTGCCTGCCTGCGCTGTGCAAAAGCATATGTCGGTATGTTCGTTGCACATCACACCATCCCCTGCGCCACATCGTACAGTGACGGCACCCCGGCCCTGCGCTCTATGGCTCTATCACACACGTTTAGCGTGGCCGCCCGCACATCAGCCGCAGTGAAGCCAGCGACAGCCAGACGCCGGGCTTGGGCTATCTCGTTGTCATACATCCGGGCCTGCCCTGTCGCCTGCTGCACGGCCCGCAGGTAAGCGTGGCAGATCGCCGCCGCTTCCGGCTGATCCGATGCGCGAGAGACTAAGTCTCCATCCCCCATACCCCCTATTACATTAGCGTCTGCCTCATCTTCGTCACTGCGTATCTGTAATGGTGTGGCGATGTCTATCTCTTCATATGTGGGCAACGGTTCATCACCATCCCACAACACCTGATAGCGATTGCTGTGCCATCCGCTCGATGTCTCTTGGAAATCCTTGGGCATCAGCCTGCGCACATACTTGCGCCGCTTCAACACCTTTAGCGCGTCATGCACTGACTGCCGCGTTTTGAAGCCCGTGATGTCACAAATAGTTTCCATTGCAGGCCAACACACGCCAGCCCTGTTGGCAAAAATGCACAGCGCACCAAGCACACGCAGTTCACGCTCTTTCAACTCCCGGTCACCAACCGCTCTGGACGGCAGCACCGACCACTTTCTAAAATGGTATGTCGTCATCTATCAGTTCCTTTTTTGCTATGCTGACCCTTTCAACCGTGGCACCGGGCCACATCTCTTTTGCGGCGTTGGATAGCTGGCCCGCCTTATCGCGTTGCCATTGCTCTATGATCACAGCGATCTCACCAATGCTATAAACCAACATACTGCGGTTTTCGGCCTTGACCTTACCAGCCTCATATTCATTTCGCGTGATGGCTAACACCTGCCCCTGCGGCATCGGCGCTTCCCAATACTCACCAGTCAGCGGCTTATGGCCCGCCGCTGTGGCTGCATTCACCATTGCCTCAACACCGCGCAATGTGACAGACACCTGATGCTCAACATCTTGCATTTTGTCGATGGCCTCATTCAGTCTATCCATCTGCGCTTCAAACCTACCTCGCAGTGCCTCGTCCACTAGCCAAGGCAAACGGTCCACGCCCCATTTCAATTCTATTGCTTTAACCTCTCGGTCATAGTGATGCAGTGCATCTTGCATACGCCTCATCGCACCTTCACTAGGCGCATAATGTTGCTTTGTTGGTTTACTTATTCTTGCCATTTTTATCTCTCCTTGTGGGGTGTGGGGTGTGGGGGTGGGTTCCTAAGGAACACCCCACCCCACCCACCGTGGGCCAGGTGTGGGGTAAGTGTGGGGTGATGACCCCACATTTTACGCTATGTTCTTGTTTATCCACACTTTACCCTCGTGGGATGTGACCACACCCTTATCTTGCAGCCCTTGGCGGGCATCTTTGCGTTGTGTTGACGTTAAATCGGGTGATTTGAGCCTATGCGCATCATGCCAAACGTCACTTGCGATGCTATCAACCTGCATCTTTATCAGCGTATTTTGCAGCGCTTGCAGCGCGTGATATTGGCGCGGTGACAGGCTTTGTTTCTTCGTTGCACCCTGCGCCTCAATTGGTTCCATAACCACGCTGGTGTCGTTCATTAGAGCAATGCTGACCATTTCAAACGTGATCTTATCCATAGGATCGCTATCTTTTTGCTTTTCCATTGTGAGTGCCACGATGTTTTCCGACTTGCCAACAGCCAACACAGTGTCGGCAGCACCAGCCAATGCGCTTGATCCGCGCATACTATTGATGCCACGGCTGGCGTCCTTGCCAGCGTGGTGTATTGCCAGCAGGCCACAGCCCGTGTGGTGCTTGATGGCGTCACAGCCGCGTATAAACGCCGACATATCTGTTGCGCTGTTCTCTTCGCCCGTCATTGATCTGGCGACTGTGTCAATGACCAAACAGCTAAAGTTGGTGTCGAGGCTGTCAATGGTGCGCAGCAGCCGCTCAATGCTTTCCTGATCCATCATATCGACAGCCACGGGCAATACCTTCAATGAGCCATTGCCCTCGATGCCGTGGTGCAGTTTCCACGCCTTGACGCGTTTGCCAAGGCCACCAACACCCTCACCGGCTATATATAGAACAGCCCCGGCGTTTGTCTGTCTGCCGTGCCACGCTATGTCGTGTGCCATACACAACGCCATATCAATAGCGATAAACGACTTACCAGTACCCGGCGCACCATACATGACCGCGAAGCCGTGCTTGGTTAGGACGCCGTCTATCATCCACTCGACTGGCGGCATATTCATCAGGTATGCCTCATCATACAGCGGGTAAATGTCTGGGCTATCTTCTGGCTCGATTATCTCTGGCTGCTGCTCAATGGCTGGCGTCTCTTTGACCAATGCCATCAGATCAGCCGGGCTGTTGCTCTTTAACCAGTCAAACACATCACCCTTGTCAGCCAATCCCGGCAGGCTCACGCGCTTGATGCGCTTCGCCACCGGGAATAGCTGACCTGTAACGACATCAGCGTGTGCCTTGCCAGCCTCATCGTTGTCCTCAATTACAACCACGTTGCGGCCATCAAAATGCTTGTTTAGATCCGGCTTCCAATTTTTTGACCCACCGTGATTGGTTGTCGCAACCACGCCCAATTTAATCAGCGCGTCAGCGCATTTCTCGCCCTCAACCACAAAGACCGGCGCGTCCGGGTTCTGTATCATCCCGGCTAGATTGTATGGCACCGGGGTGACGCCATCCATATTATATAGCCAGCCGCCATTGCCGTCCGGGCGGCGTTGACGAAATGTCTTAGGCTCGAAGCGTTGCACCTGATACACCAGTTCACCGTCTTCGTTATAATAATCATACTGACGGCTAAGATACTTTGCCGGTGTCAATGTCTCTTGCACCCGCTTGGCTATGCCAAACTTACGCTCTAGCACATCGCCCAGACTGCCATTAATGCTGGCTGGCTCGAACATCCGCACCAAGTCAATAACGCCGCCACCCACGCCGTTTTGATGGTCAAAAAAAGTTCCTTTGTTTTTTGAAATCGACATACTGCCATGCGTGCCAAAGCGCAATTCATTGCCCTTGCTCAATTTGGCATTCGGCTCACCCAAATAGTGCCGCGCCACCTGTTCTATATATGCTGATATATTTGTCATCTTACTAACCTTTCCCCCTGTCCACCCGAAAAGACACGCCCCGGCAGGCACAAGGGAGGAAAGCCTGCCGGGACGCTACCGCACTAGAACAAATCAGCGCCTGCCGCTGCGGGTGGGACAGGTGGCGCAACTTGCGCTGGTGCGGGTTCTGCTGGCGCTGACGCGCCTTGGATCATGCCCTCTGGCCGCTCAATCCAGCCAGAGATTGACCATTTGGGTGACCGAAACGTCTGCGTTCCTTGCGCCTTCGTTTCGATCTGGATGCGGTCACTGCCAGTGATCTCAATGACCGGCAGCTTGCCGGGGTTGTCTGCCTTTCCGGCGATGTAGGCATCGTGCAGAGTGTTCATCTGATTGCGAACAATCTTTGATGATGATGACATCTCGCGCAAACCGATCTCTTTGTTGTAGAGGCGCACCCGGAAGCCCTCTTTATGCTCCGGCGATGGCTGTTGTGGCATTTGCTGCCCAACCTGCACCATACGAAAGTCTGGCCCAGTTGTGGTAAACGCAATGTAGCCAACCTCAATGGCGTCCATATCCATCACAACCTTTAAAGGCAAATCCATTTCGCTTTCGCTTTTTTCCCAAGTGCCGTCAGCCCCTTGGTGCCGGTCTTGGCGAACAAATGAACCATCTTTCGCGCTAAACTTAATGATCGGCAAGAAATCCCCGCCACCCGAACTGCTAGTCTCTGTAAAACCTAAAGCCATTTTTAACTCCTTAACTTTAGAACAATGTTTGGCCCTTATGGACCGCTCTATTCACTGATGCGCTTTGCAATCAGCAAATCTTTTAGCCCCTTAATAGGGTGTAATTTTTCATTTGGCACAAAGTAACACGGCCTGCCGGTAAACGTCTGCCAATGCTCTTGGCGCTTTCCCTCATGGCCATAGCACCACCCAATGAGGCGCACCTCAGTTGGCTCATTAACAATTGCGCCAACAAATATTTTATTGTCATCGTCAGCCTGATGCAGAATGAGGTTATGATTTAACTGTGTCCGGGTTCTAACATCAACACC